TTTCTCCTTTGCAAAGTTTAGACTAAATTCAGAGGCCTCCCCATGAGCACCTCCATACTTATCTCCATAATTAAATGGAGAATAACTTCTAATATATTTATACATTAAAAGTTGAGTTTTTCTCTAATGCGATAAAATATTCTATTGGATAATTACTATTTGTCCAATTAGAGATTAGTTTTGAAGATATACTTACAAAATAATCACCTGGTAGTAATTTCAAATTAGGAATACTTACAATAAATTCAAAGTCATTCTTACAAGAATTGTCTTTGTCAAGCTCTATTGTATATGAATTAGATGTCGAATCTTTAGTATCAACTACTGATGCAGTCACTAATCCATTTTCACCTTTTAGAGAAAGTTCCGTGTGTCCTAAAACAGCAGCAGCTTTTCTTATCTGATTTAATATATCTTCAGATAAAGAAACTCCTAATTCTGCATTAGGCATTTGAATGTCCTTTTGTGGAGAAGTTAAGATATCTGTTTCAGAAAAATAGTATCTTACCTTCTGTTCTGGGGTCGATATTAATACCGATTTGTCTTCAAACTCAAGAGCAGGGTTTTCAATAAGATTAAATACCGACAAGAATTCGTTAAGATCATAGATCCCAAACTCTTTTGGCATATCTTCAACAATATCTGCTCTAGCCATAATGGTTTTAGATTCAGATATGGTTTTAAGTTGCTGTCCTGGTTGAAAAACGATGTTCGGATTAATTGACGCAAAGTTTTTCAGAACATTCAATGTATCATTTGATAAATTCATTTTATTTCCTCATTAATAATAATATTATACCACAGTTTGCACATAATGTAAATAGTTAATTACTCTTGTCATGTTCATTTAGAGCAATGACAGCATAATGTAATACTTTCATTAAGTCTTTCCTGTGGTCACCAGTCGTACCCTTCTTTCCATATCGTTGTGCATACTTAAGTATGTTACCAATGGCAAATCCTATACCGTGACCACAGTCTGAAATAAATTCCGTTGATTGGAAATTATTTTTTGAGTAGTGACCACCGTAGGTACTATCTATATAATTCTGGAGCTCTTGAATTAAAGCTCCTTCATTAAACTTGTAATTAATTTTATTATTCTTTTTAAACATTTTCAAAGTTATTTCCTATTTGGGAGTTTTCTTTTCCAGATTTTAATTCTAAATTATTAAATCCATTTCCTTTAATTATTCCTTTTTTATGGTGTGCTACACAAAACTCCCAAAAAAACTCTAGCTTTTCGTTAGAAGATAATTTTTTCCATGCTTTGTAACCACCAGGAAATTTATTTGGTGTTTTATGAGTTTGCCAATTAGCGAAAACTCTATACATCCATCTGTGTAATGATTGGTTTTTTCCAAATACAGTATATCCTGTATCTTTTTTTACGTGACCGCATCTTTTCATAGTTATACCATCAATGACCATACCATTGATATGAAAAAAATATGGCTTTCCGTCTATTATTTGTACAGGAGATAAGTCCTCAAGGTTAACATTTTTTACGTTTCTCATTACACTACCTCCTCTTCAGAAGCTTCTTGAGTAATTGCACCTGTATCTACTTTAGTATAGAGATCCAGGAATGCTTCTTTAGTATCTAAATCAAATCTTGAGATACACATATCAATTGCTTTCATTCTGTTATTGAAGATAGAGAATGTTTGAACAATATGACATAACCTTCTTGTAGATATTACTTCATCGACACCATCATCATAGAATGTTTTTCTGATAACATCTGCCCAAGTAACTAACTTGTCAGCAAAATCTTCATCAGCTTGACCAAATTTTTCCATGTGTTTGATTACAATTTTCTTTTCAGTAACCAATGTTGGAAATGGTTGGTCAATAGAAACAGTAAATCTTTCTAAGAATGCTTCATCGATAATTGATGCTGCAGTAAATCTACCATCTTCGGAACCTTTACCTTTTGTGTTAGCAGTTGCTACTACATTAAATCCAGATGCCGGAGATATTGTTTCACCCGTCTTTTTAACAACAACAGGTTTACCTTCAAGTATACCTTGAAGACACATAATTTTATTTGTAGCTCTATCGATTTCATCGAGTAGTAACACTGCACCATTCTCCATCGCTTTAAGAACTGGACCTTTAGAGAAGACAGTTTCACCATCAATGAGTCTGAACCCACCAAGTAAATCATCTTCATCTGTTTCTGGATTGATTTGTACACGTATAAACTCCCTATTTAGTTTTGCACATGCTTGTTCTACCATGAAAGTTTTACCATTACCTGATAACCCAGATATGTAAGTCGGATAGAACATTTCTGACTTTAAGATTTTGACAACATCATGGAATGAACCCCATGCTACGAATGTGTCGTCTTTTTGAGCAAATGTTTTTTCGTCATTTACTATTGATTGCATTGCCATAGCTTTACCTGGCATTATGTTAGTTTGTGCAGGTGTAATTGTTTCTCTAATAGGAACAATGACTGATGATAAATCATATACACCAACTTTGACTCTATTGTCTGCAGATAGCAAACAGTAGTAATCTTTTCCAGTGTAGCCATTTGCTTTAGCTATGTCAACGATTTGTGACTTTTTAAATTCATTAGTGTCTGGATACTGTGTAGCCAATTCACTAAGTATTTTTTGTGTAGATATTTTCAAGTTATTCATAATATAGTTTTTCTCCTTTTCATCAATTTATATATCTATTATACCATAGTACGGAGGCAATGTAAATAGCTGGAGTGAAAAAAGTAGCTATTATTTTCACATTGCCACCGCTTTACCAAAGTTAGTAAGTAAAGTTTTATTAAGTTTCTTTGACTTACTATGTTTTTTGAAAGCTTGAGTTAGTTTACCCTTACTAGCATCTTCATCTACTAAAAACTCTTCAGCTTCAGTATCGATTTGCTTTGCTTTCAATAAGTAGTATTGATCATATCCAAAGACATTATCAAATGTACATACTTTTTGTCTTGCAAACATTTTTTGACAATCTTTTTTGAAATCTTGAGTTTCGTCCCAATCTGCATCTGGATGTTTTAGATATCCGACATCTTCAAGCTTTCTTCTGTATTCATATTGGTCTTGAGCTAAGAAAAACCCTAGTGTAGTTACCCCATAGTTCTTTCTTAAATTATCAAGTAAAGCTGTAGTACATCTAGTTCTCATATCTCTAGTTTTAACTTTATTGCCGTCAATGTTAATAATATAACTATCTGCATAATATGTATCAGACATCATTCTTTTATCATTTAACTTTTCATCTTTACAAATACTCATGCTATTAGTATCTCCGTCAGACATAACAACAAAGTTCATATTTTCAATATTGTGTTTTGCTCTAAACTTTTTAATTAATCTAGTACATACCATTAGTGAAGTATTAAGTGGTGTTGAACCCCAGTCTTCTTTAGGTGAACCATATTCTGAAATTCTAGCTCCACTCCAACCACTTTCCATAATCATTCTAGTATGTAAGAATTGTAGAGCTTCTTCAAAATCTTTCTTTTTAAGACCACTATGTATTTGTTGTACTAGTGAAAGACTTTCATGATATATCTCAGCATCTTTTTGTATGCCTCTAGGTAAGTAATTAGTTGTAGTAAATCCATAAACATCAAATGGAATATTCACAGCTTTACAAAATAAGATAGTATGTATAAGTTGGTCAATAACTTTATGCATTGTTCCACTCATAGAACCTGAAAAATCAATCAGCATAAACATACCATGATTTTTAGCATCAGCTAATTGTGTAACTCTTGAAAAAATATCATCGTTAGTTTTGTATGACCATAACTTATTTACATCAATAGAACCTGTCCTTGCAGTTTGAGCTCTTGTATATCTGTAAGCTGCTTTTCTCATTTCAAATTCTTTCACTGCGTAGTTCACATCTTTTTTAACATCTTTAATGTATGATGGATATTCTAGTTTAGCTTCGTCCATTTTTTCTTTAGCGTAAGAATAGTAACCCTCATCATTCGTAATTTTTTCAATCATTCTTTGAGTGTATAGTTTTCTTTCTTTTGCTATCGTATGATAATCAAATACAACTCTATCTCTAATATCTTTTGAAAATTCATTACATACAACTGTACCATACTCACCAACCTTTGGTTTTTCTAGGAGGTCTTCTTCTTTCCTTCTAAAATTTTCGTCAGTGATGGAAACATCTTCATCTCCGCCATGGCTAGTTTCATTTCCAGTATCTTCGTCTGCCTCTCCTTCGCTTTCTTCTGAAGGACCATCAGACGGAGTCTTTTGTTGATTATTTTCTTGTTCATCGTTATTCTCCATATCATCATGACCCATGTTTGATGTTGGGTCTTCATTATTGTCATTATTGTTTTCGTCCTCATCATTACCATCATTAGCTGGTGGTTTCATAAGGTCTTCTTGATTTTCTTTAGTGTATGCTAAAACATCTCTACATAATTGTACCACTTCTTCAAATGATTCTGTAGTCATGGCTCTATCCATAAATACTTGTTCATCAGAATTAAAAGGTACATCAATAAGATTACCAATTTTAGCTTTAAGGTTAATTTTATCAATGAGTTTAGTTTGATCCCAATCAATATCGGATAAGTCACCAAAGAACTCATCATCAAATAGTTTTCTATAACCTTTACTGAATGAATTAACTAAACCAGGATATCTAGTTTTTACTTTTCTTTCGATTCTAGCATCTTCAATTACATTAATATATGATCTTGGACAACCTTCTAGTTGTTCTGGACTGTCATGCCAACCCTCAAATGGAGTTTCCAAAGCATGTCCCACCTCGTGTCCGATTAATAAATCATATACATCTTTACCCATGTCTTTCCAGTTAGGAAGACCTAAAACTCTATCTTTAATGTCAAACCATGCAGTATGATAATTACCGTGTTGAATGGTAATATTCTCTTTGGCTAGTAATTTGGCTAGGATACCTTTATTCATTTTTTCACTCCTTAATATTTATATATTGTACCATAGTTTGGCACAAATGTAAATAGCTAAAGTGAAATTGTTACACAATTGTAACAGAATTGTAACAGAATTGTAACAATTAAGATTTGTTAGAATAAAAACTTTCCAATAATACTTTTTCTACCTTCTTTCTATATTTACATCCTATATATTGACTTGTAAAGTATTTCCCATTGTCTGGTATTTCATACGCTATTTTAAGTGGCATATCCATATTATCAGATTCATAATTTTCTCTTGTAGTTGCTAAAACTGTTTTATCGTTTTCATATATAAAATCCCACCACTCTTTTGCAGAATTCCATTCGGTTCTAAACAGTTCATCAACCCAATCAGCTCTTTTATTAATGTGTGCTCTTTCTACTGCAACTGGATCTTTTTTACCAGGCACACGTTCAAAATTAACTAAAGCAAATGCTTTTAGTGCATCTTCCGTTATACCTATAACTCTCCAGCCGTTATCAGTATATGCACCAAATATTGAGCCAAAAGCTCTGACCAAATATTGTTTATTGCAATGTTTAGCTTTAGCCATTGATTTAAATATATCAAATATTTCGTTTAGCTTTTCTTCATTCATTATCTAATTTTACTAAAATTCTTTTCTTTAAAAAATTCAATTTTACTTCTAAACTTATTCTCTAATACATCACCTTTATGTGATATAATGAATGTATTACTTCCTTCGTCCAATGTATCAAGTATCTTCATAAGATTATCGACACCATCAACATCAAGACTTGAGTCAAATGTTTCATCGAGAACTAATAGATTGGTCGCAGCGGAGTTCTTCATTTTAGCAATTTGTCTCCATGTGAATAGAAGCGACAAGTCAATCCTTTGTTTTTCACCTTCAGAAAAAGATGCATAATTAAAACTATCTCTATGTCTTGACCTAATAGTTTCATTAAAACTTTCATCAAGATGGAATGACACAAAGAAATCCAATACTTGCAGATACTGGTTTATTAGACGGTTCATCACCGGTAAGTATTGCTTGATTACTTTCGTCTTTATACCAGTATCTTTAAGCATTTCCCCTATAACCTCGTTATAAGTTCTCTCTTCAACATATTCAAGTTTCTTTTCAATATGTTGTTCATTTTTCTTTCTGAAATTATTTAATTCTGTTTTAGCCTTTTTCACATCACCAGTTTGTCCCTGGAGATTATTAATTTCTTTTTGTATTTTATCAATCTCCTTTTGTAATAGAGATATAGAATCATTATTAGAATTAATCTTTTGTTGTTTCTGTCTTAGCTTATTAAGGTTTTGTGCTACTTCTTGTTGAGTTACTTTTACTTCAGTGATCTTTTGCTGTAATTCATCTTTAGCGGTTTGTATTTCCTTTGCTTTATTTTTAACAGATTTAATCTTTTTAGATTTTAGCTCTTCATCAATCTCTTGATCACATGTTGGACAGTTATCATTTTCTTCATAGAATCTGCTTTCTTCAACCATATCATGTATCTTATTATTAAACTGCATATCATAAGAATTCATTTCAGATATTTTCTTTAATAATTCTTGAGATGATTTTTCTTCTGAAGATATTGACGCTGTAAGATTTTTCGATAAGTCTTTACTTTCTTCAAATAGTTTACTTATTTCAGATTTGTGTACATCAATAGAAGATTGCTTACCTTCAATTTGGTCTTTATTTAAAGATTGTAAACTTTTAATATATTTACTCTGTGAATCTATTTTAGTTTTAGCAATATCAATCTGATGGTTTATATCAGTTAACTCTTCTTTAATCTTAGCGTTTCTTTCCTTTAATAACATATTCATTTTACTAAATATATTAATATCCAAAAGATCCTCAATTACTTGTCGTCTTGACCATGCTGGTAGTTGCATAAATGGTATGAAGGAACTACTACCAAGAACAACAACCTGATGAAAGGATTTATGATTGAGCTTCAATATATTTTGCTCTAAGAATTGTTGAAAATCCCTAACATTAGATGCTTGGTTAATCATATTACCATTCTGCCAAATCTCAAACTTATTTGGTTTAATACCTCTGACTATTTTAAAATCAGAACCACCTGTAGAAAACTCAACTGTAACTACTGAGCCTTTACCGTTTATAGAGTTTATAAGCTGAGATTTATTAATATCTCTATGTGCTCTACCAAATAATCCAAATGATAATGCATCTAGTAAGGTTGATTTACCTGCACCATTTTGACCAACTATTAATGTTGTTGGTGAACGGTCTAATAATATTTTTATTGGGTCATTACCCGTGGAGAGGAAATTTTTCCACTCACATGATTTAAAATGTATCATACTACTTCTAAGTTTTGTGCTTCTGTGTAAAGCTTTCTCAATTCAATTTTTAAATGTTCTTTGTCTAAATCTGTATCAACAGCTTCAACATACGAATCAAGTAGCTCCGTAGTATCTTCTAGGGAAACCTTCTCGTCTTCTACGCTGTCTCCAAGATACTCTTCAAAGGATTCTGCTATCTTTAATTCGTATGTATCTACGTTTTGTAATTTGTCAATAAACTTGTCAAACATATACAAATCATTTTTATTTATTACAATAAGTTTAATAAATTTCTTTTCGAATTGTTTCATATCAATTTTATCATAATCTACTTTTGTGTCATCATATACTACTTTTTTAAATATAGTAATAGGATTTCTTACTGCTTCAATCTCTCTTGTTTCCGTATCAAGTACATGGAAATATTTAGGATCATCTACATCTGCCCAGGTAAACTCCATTTGAGAACCAAGATATTGTACATTGCCTTGGTGAGATTTTGTATGAAAGTGTCCGCTTAATACAGACTCAAACCTTGAGAATATATCAGCATTCATTCCATGAGGATTAGGTATTCCAGCCATCATATCAAATCCTTTTAACTCTAAATGAGCACCAAGTATAGATGCTTCACACTTTTGAGCCCATTCGGTATATTCTTTATAGTTACTATTATTAATCCATGGGATAACTGCTACCTTTAAACCATCATAATCTAATACTGTAGGTTTCATACATATATTAACATTAGATGTAAAGTAACCAAGTAACTCTTTTAGAGAACATAACTCATTTGTATTTTTATAATATACATCATGATTACCTGGAATAATATCCATAGTCATACCATATTCTTTCAAGGGTTCTAGGAAATGTTTACGATTAGTATTTAATGCTTTAAAGTTTACAAATTTACGATGCTCATAATAATCACCTAAGTGTAATACATTTTTAATACCATGTTCTTGACAATATGGAAAAAATACTTCAGTATAAAATCTACCTTGGTATTCTAAAAATATATCAGATGAATTCCTAACACCGCAATGTGTATCATTTAATATTGCTACTTTCATAAACCTAACCTAGCTTTTCTCATCGCTCGCCTGTACTTAACAGCCATCTCACGATAATATTGTTTTACATATGCTCTTTTAGCTTTACGTTTAATTTCTTTTGCAAAGAGTTTCTTTCGTCTTTTCTCTGCTCTTAATAATTGTTTAGTGCTTAATTTTTTCATTACATAAATAGTTCTAGTTTTTCTTTTTTCTTTTCTTCTTTAGCAAATACTTTAATAGCTTCGTCTTTGGTTCTTATTTGACCAATTCTCTGTCTTAAAGTATCTACATAAGCCATAGTTTCTTGAGCTCCTGCTTCGTCCATACCCATTTGAGTAAAGTCCTCAATACCCATTTTCTCAATAAACTTAAACTTGATATCTTGTTGTCTTTTCTCTTTAGTAATTCTTCTGATAAAAGCAAAATAACAAATTTGTGTAAAATAAGAGAATGCATTTGGTTTACCTGTTCTTGTAGCTGTTTCGATTTTATAATTACCGATAGCTCTTAAACAATTTTCTACTGCATCCATTACCATTTCTTCACGATAAGTATACCTCACGAAGTTCGGTCTGTGAGACAGGCCTTCAGCAATTTTGATAAAACATCTTGCGATATAATCAGTTACTTTAGGTACGTCTGTATCATTGGAGCGAGCTTCTTGAACTAATAATGCATAGTCGTATACTGCTTGTGAAAATTCTTTATTGTTTACATAATGTGCTTTATTCTTAGCCATTATAATTCCTCCATAATAGATTATATTATACCACAGTTTTGCGTAAATGTAAATAGTAAATTCTTTAGTTTATTTTCACTTTAGCTATTTACAGATGTGAAAAAGTATGGTATAATAATATAGATATCCGGAGGAGGGGAGTATATACAATTTAATGTATAGTCTTAGGAACATCAGGTTCCACGTCCACACCGTCGTCCGAATACTTTTCAATCAACTGTTGTTCATACTCTTCAAGTATTTCCTGTTCAGAACGCTGTTTCTCAGGAATAGACTGTTGAGCTGATAACGCCAACTTAACATAACTTTCCTTTGCTTTATCTGAAATAGGAACATGCTGAATTACATGACTCTTTAGTATTTTAAACACTTTAGCTTCTGAGAATGGAAACCATGGAGAAAACTGATATGCCCCTAGTATATTAGATGATACTACTAGTGGTCTTTCCAGAATCCAATTGTTGTCGTTTTTCACTGATACTAGTGCGACAATCTCATCTCCATTTACGAGTTTAAAATGTCTAATGTTTAAAGATTGAATACCTTCCATATTATTATTATTTATAACTTATAATCAAATAACTTGTAATTAAATTTTTCTTTACTGTATATTTTTATTCTTTCTGCTGCGTGTTGTAATGTATAATTCTTTTTCGATTTCCAGTGTAAATCATCTGCAATATCGTATACAGTAGTATTTATACCATCACCACTCTTTCTTAATCCTCTTCCGATGCTTTGGAGAACCCTAATTTGAGACTTACTTGGTGAAGCAAATATAATGTTGTGTAAACGCTTAATATTAATACCTGTAGAAAAAGTACCCATGGAAGCAACAATAACGGCATCTTTTTGGGTCTCGGTAATCTCACGGATTTGTTCTCTCGTGTCGACATCTGTTTCTCCTGATACGTAAAATAATTTTCTATTATTATTTATTCTTTTTTGCAATAGAGAGTGTAATGGTTTACCATGTTTTTCTACATACTGAAATAGTATTAGTGTATTACCATTCTTACATGTTTCATTAGCTAAATTACATATAAACTCATTTCTTTCTTCATACTTAACTATAAAGTCAAGTTCATCTTGGTATTTTAATCCTGATACTATTTTACATATCTCATCACTATATTTTAATAAACATATTTTAATATTTAATTGTGATAAGTCGTTATTATCAATAAGTTCTTTAGTTGTAGTTACCTGATACACTGGACCAAATAATCCTTCTAGTACTAACTGATGAGTTTGTGAACCATCAAGTGTTCCTGTTGTACCTATTCTATATTGTGCTTCTGTACACTTTTCCATTATAGATGTTAATGATTTAGCTTTAAAATTGTGGGCTTCATCTCCAAGAACCATACCAAAGTCTAAAAACCAATGACCTGGTAATTTATATATTGATTGCCATGTACTTATTAATACTCTTTGTTTTAATCCAAACTTTTCTTTACCTGAATATATCCTATGGCAATTTTCTGATACATCCCAACTATCCTTTTCAGAATAATCAGCAAAATCGGAATACATCTGCTCTACTAAAGATGTAGTAGGTACAATAATTAATATATTTTGATTATAGTGTTCTAAAAAGTATCTAACTGCTAAATATATGATTAAACTCTTACCAGAAGCTGTTGGTGATAATAATAAAGATTTATTATGTGATAAACACTGCGAGAGTGCATCTAATTGGTAATCCCTAGGGGTTATATCACTACCTTTCACAGAAAGGACTATTTGGGATAAAAAGGAATTTATGTCATGTGTAACTAATTGATTTACCGTACTATATTTTTCACTCTCTTCCTCATTTAAGGTATAATTTCTTATTGTGCAAAACTCCTGTAAGTATTTATGTAACCCACAGTATAGAGTTTTCTTTCTCATATCATATAGACGTATTTTACCGTCCCACATACGATTACGATATGCAGGCATAAACTTATAACCAGGTACAAAGAAACAAAAGTGTTCTGATAATTCTTTTTCTATTGAAGGTTCGCATTGAACATGCATGAAGACTTCATTCTTCTTTTTAATAGTAATGGATTCCATGATTAGATTCCGCTAGTGAATTTTCTCCATTCAATCATGTTTTTAATATTCTGATGTCGCCATTTAATGTTTTCCATTATCTCTTTAAGTGTATCACAAATTTCTTTTAAGTAATCAATCTGCCCTTGTTTTTCTTGTATGACAGGATCTGAATCATAATAATAATTCATATCACCTTTTAATACAGTAAGACCATTTAAAGGATCATAATCCCATCCTTTTTCATCAATTTCTTCTTGTGTTAACTTGCCGTTATAATGTAGCCATTTGTCTTTAATTAGCACTTTAAATTCAGCTTCAGCTTTTTTCAGTTTCATTTTATGAACTGAATATATTTCTAAGTATTTGGAATGTAATTTAGCGGATTGTCTAGATGACTCATCAAGATTCATTTCATCTATCTGAGAATCTTCTTTCCACATTTCTAAGATTTGTTGCAAATTATTCATATTATATATTATACCATAGTTTAATGATAATGTAAATAGTTATTTAATTTCGAAATAAGTATATGCGAATGTGATATCTACTTGTACAAAATCTAAGTCACTGGATTGTGTATTAAACTCTACACCTGTTATTCCTGTAGGAAATAATCCTTTAAACTCAATTTGTTTATTTACATTATTGTGAGAACTCAAAATCAATAAGGTACCGTCTTCTCTCTGGCTTTCTGAATCGCCATGTTCTAAAATATGCTTCATCCAATTGAATGTTTCAATATAGTTTTCCATATTTTCAGTAACATTTATACGTAGTGTTAAATCATCAAATTGTAATCTATCACCTGTTGATGCTAAGTTCACTCCTCTATATGGAGTAGATACAGGTGGTAAAGTTACTGATGGTAATTGAGCGGCTATACAAAAGTATTCAATATTTGCGTATTTGCCACTATTGATTTTAAACTGAAACCCTACTGGGCTTAAAAAGTTTTTATTTGTTGTTAATGTACTCATACTATTATTTATACATAAAAAAAGAGGGTTCCGAAGAACCCCCTTAAAAAATAGTTAAAAACTATCCTTACTCCATGATTCCATTTACTTTGAAAATTCTGAAGTATACGTTCTGTCTATCTGTACCTAGGCCTGAACCTGCTACAAATGGGTTAGCTACCATACCGTATCTTGTTTTAAATCCAATTCTTGGTTGGAAATCTTGCTCACCGACTGCTTTAACCATTGTTAAAGGTACGTATGGGCAATAGAAAACACCAGCATCGTATGGGTTAGCACCTCTGTAACCAACACATACAAAGTCTTCAGTTGCGTATGGATCGATGTATACTTTTACTCTTCCGTTAAGAACACCAGCAAATGTATTACCTGTGTCATCAACATTTAAGTTAGCACTTAAAGCAGGAGTATAGTCTAATAAACCAGCTGCAGCAAGAGCAGATGCTACGTCTGAAGAACATAGGATAAAGTTACCTTTACCTCTTCTTGTTTCTTTAGCAATAACGTTTGCTTCTCTCTCGATTTGCATGATAAGACCTTTGAACTTCTCTACCATCCATCTGCCGTCTGAATCAGTCTCAACATCAAAAGCACCTTTCAGTACTACGTTTGATTGTAGAGCACCTAATTTAGCCTTAACAAGAATTGTTCTCACAACCTCTCTGTTAATTTCAGCTAAAATTTCAGATGAAAGAATGTTAGCAAGTTCGCCTTCAGCATCCAATCCATGGATTGCTTTAAGATCTTGTGCTAATTCCATTGTATACTCAGCTTTTAAAGCTCTTGACTGAGCAGTTACTGTTGTTTTCTCGATTGAGAAAGCCATTTCAGCAAAAGCAGGTGAGCCTGAAGTACCTAGAGCTTCAGCATCAGCTGTAGTCTTACCAGCACCGAAAGTGTGAGTAGTATCGTCATCAGCTAAAGTTGTAGCATCACCGGTAGAACCGTCTACGCCTTCAAGACCAGTTGGACCAGCTTCTTGAGTTGTACCGTCACCTGAGAAAGCTGTATCAGCTTCATTAAATAGTGCTTCAGTACCTGACTGGTTAGTATAGTGTGATTTCATTGCAAAGATAAGTCCTGTAGGACCACTCATTGGCTGAACGCCAGCGATATCATAAGCAATTAAGTTAGGCATTGCTCTTCTAACTAAAGAAATTAAAACTGGGTCAAAGTTATCAATACCTGAACCTGTTTTGTTAACAGCAGCTGCCTCAGAAATATAATTTCCTTGAGCTTGCATTCTTTCTTCTCTTAGAGCAACTTCCTGGTTTTCTAACAATCTAGCTGTAACAGCTTTCTTGTATGATGAGGATATTTCAGGTGCACTGTCGTGCTCTAAAACTGGACCCCATTTTTCCATAAGTTTTGCGTCTGCATTAAACATTTCTGTTTCCCCTTATATATTTTATTTAGTAAAATTTGTTATAGCTTGTGTGTATCTAGACATAGATTCTGATAAATCAACTTCTTGATTATCTTCACCTAATAGACTATCAACTTCGTCTACTGATTCACTAACTTCTTTCTTGAAGTATGATTCTTTAACAACTTGTACTTTTGTTTCAAAGTTTTCTTTGTTATCAAATTCAATATCTTCAACTAAAGATGCTAATTTTTCAGCTTCAGTTTCAGCAAGCCCTTCAGATTTTTCTCTAATTACTTCAGCTCTAACCAAAACTTGATTAGATTCATGTAATTTGATATTATCTTCTGTGGTTTTATTTAAAGTTTCTTCGAGTTCAGTAACTTGTTCGTTGAGTTCATCAACTAAGTCCACTTTACCTTCCGGTACTTCGATGTAGTGCTCTTTGAACACACCTTGTAGTGAAGTCATGAAGTCTTCAGCAATTTCGGTTCTTAAACCGTTATGAATTGCAACTTCATTCTCTTTCATCCAATTTTCAACTACGTAGTTAAGATATGAATCTACCTTTTCTACAAGTGAAGATTGTAAGTCAGATACTTCTTCTTCAAGGTTTTGCGCATATTCGCTTTCCAGTCTTTCAACTTCTTGAGTTAACTTAGATGTTAATACGGCTTCGAATATAGCTCCCGCCTTTCCTCTGAATTCATCAGAAAGTGTTGCTTCCTCTTTAACCAATGCATCTAAATCCTCATCAAAATCTACTGATTCTACTTTAGCTTTAGCTCCAGGAACTGGTGCTTTTTTAACTTTCTTAATAGCAGCATCTGCAGATTTAATTGATTCTTCCTCAGAAGTTTCGTCAACCTTCGCCATTTTTGCAAAAAGTTTTTGCGCGTCTTCTTTTCTAGCTTTCTTAAGCATATCAACAGCAGCTTGGATTACACCAGCTTTAGTTTTTGGAATATTAACAGCAGGAGTTTCTTCTTTAACATCCTCCTCTTCTTCTTCCTCTTCTTCAGCTGCTACTTTCTTAGCCTCTTCAAGTTCTTCAGTTTCCTCGTTGACTTCAACGTTCTCTTCTTCTGAACTCTCCTCTTCTGAAAGTACTACCTCTTCTGTAGCTATGTCTTCTGCTAGTTCATTTTTAATAGCGTCTTCTGACATAATTATTCTCCTAATTATCTTTGAGAGTTTAGTTTAGAGAGGAAATTTTTAAAAGCACGAATCTCAACCTCTGGGAGGTTTTTGCTCGAAGTACTTTTTATTTCAGTCTCAATTAATTCAATATCTTGTGGCTTAATGATTCCATTATCCCATACCCATTCAACACCTTCCATAACTCCATTTACAAATGCAGATGGAGCAGATGGGTCTTGAACGATATCTACTGTGGCTAACATAAAGTCATCCCCCACGTATTGGACACCATTCTTTGCTACAAGACTTCCCATACCACGACTTGACACACCAAGCTTAACACCACCTTCGAGTAAACCTTCGACGATTTTACCCATTGGGGTTTTAAGTATTGATGCCTTTCCTACAACATCATTACCCTGCCAATGCAGATTATTGATTTTGTGTGAAACCTTATCAAGGTTAACTGTTGGACCCTCTGGATGGTTTAATTCCCCAACAGCTCTCCCCGTTTTAACTTGTTCGGTTACGTATTTCTCTACAGCTTTTTCAAGTGTTTTCTTTTCGTAAATACGACCGTTTCTATTTTTTTGGTTAGATTGCATAAAGACGCCTTCGATGAAATAATCTTTTTCACCGTTCTTCTTGGCCTCACATATAATATCTAACTCTTGTTCTATATGTTCAGTAATAAGTTTCATATTACTCCTGTTCTTCTTTGTTCCTCTGAATCAAAGTAGATGCTAATTCTATTTTTTTAGCGTCAAGTGCATCAGATACTTTCTGACCTATAACACCTTCAAACTCTTTATTAGCTTTTACGTTATCACCATCTTTTAAATGGTTAACTAAATTTTCTACTGACATTATTTATTCCTCACTATTATTTATAAAAAAGATGCCTTCAATACCTTAGAATTCGTCTTCTGCTGGGTATAAACCAGCTGCTTTTTCTTTAGCAATCTGTGCATCCATCTCTTTTTTATCATCTTCGTCCATGTGTAAAATATTTTTAGAAGCCCATTCAATAGAAATAAACTTACCTAAATAGTCTTGCACGGAACCTAATAATTCAAACCTTTCTCTAATCATTTCTGATTGTTTCAATTCTGAAAAGTAATTATCCTCTATAAAATCAAAATGAATCCTTTCTTTAAATTGACCCCAATCTTCTTTAGTAATTATACCTTTTAATAAAAGCTGTGTTTTAAGTAACTGCATAAATAAATCAGAAAATCTTTTTCTTAATCTATCAACAAACTTTTTAAACTTAACTTCATCTCTGGTTATTTCAGTGGTTCTACCTAATGTGTAAGATGATTCTTGCTCTAATCTATCCACAGGAACATTCAAGCTTCTATATAATTTCTTTTGGAAATAAATAATATCTTCAATCTGTCCAAGGTTTTCACCACCTGGTAATGTTGAAATTTCAGTACCTCTTCCGCCCTCTCTTCTTGGTAGGAAAAAGTCTTCCAGCATTGACATATGTTTTTTAGTATCTTTAATATCACCTGTAGTGGCATCATAAACCAATTTATTACGATACTGATTCATAATACCTTTAAGGTATTCTTCTGCTTTACCTTTTGGTAAGTTACCTACATCAATATAAAAGATTCTTCTTTCAGGAGCTCTACTTATTCTGTATATAACAAGAGAGTCTTCCATCATTCTTAACTGATTGACTGGTTTAACAGCCTTTTGTAAATATGATAAGATCCTTTTCTTTTGAGGATCCATAACACCTGATGTACAATATGCTATTGAGTCAGGATATATTTTAACACCTTGGTTATATTTTCCTAACTTATTATCTTGGTACAAAAAGTATTCATCTATTTTTGTTACAATCTTTGCCCCTGTTTTAGGGTCTTCTTTCTCTTCTACTTCTTTTACTTTACGTAAACAAGTAGGATCGATATATCTTAATTCTTTAATACCTGCTTTTTGATTATCTCCATCTAATATAATATGATAAGGTAATCTGCCATCAACATACCACTTTCTGAATATATCATGTGAATACTGATTAAAGCTTAAAAGAGTTAATATATATTTAAATTCTGTTCTGATACTATCTTTAATTTTATCGCTAATGTCTAATTTATCAAGTATAATATCCACTGGAGCCTCGTCAAAGTCTCCTACAATAGCTTCATTAATAATATCTTCGATAGCTTGGTCGCACTCAGGTTGAGTTGCAATATCTCTATATTTGTAAATTAAATCAATATCGGTTTTGGCCTTATCGCCATCCATATCGATATAAGCACCAAAGTGACCCCCAGCTTTTATAACACCGGAACCGTCATCTTCTGTCTTTGGTACAAACGAAGGCCTTAAAGGCTCTTCCGATTTTCTCTTTATTTCAAATCCAAAAAATTCTGCCATATTTTATCCTATAATATTGGAGGGACTATTGCCCCTCCTCTATTATTATTTATACTACTAATTAGTTGTGTCGGATTCCCAATATTGAATTTGGAACTCAACAGTAAACTCTTCAATAGCGTTCTCGTTATCGTATGAAAGATCGATTGCAGATACATTACTAGGGAATATTCCTCTAAAGTCATATTTCTTAGTTGCATTACCTGCTTTATCTAATTGTTCGACAACAGCATCTGACATGTAATCAACAGGATTTGAAATACCTGTATTACTTACATTTGAATTGATGCCGTTCATCCACCTTTCCATAGCGTTTCTAACTTCCATTCCTGAATCGTTAATAACAGTAATTGTCCAAGGTTCAAAAGACCTATCACCAGCTAATTGTAATTGTCTGCCTCTGAATAATACAGGTACAGGGTTAATTACTGATGATGGGATTTGAGCTGCCTTACACATAAATGATGTAAGTTCAACGTCTCCGTTTACATAACTTGGATAATTTAAAGTTACTTTAAATAGGTTGGCTCGAGCACCGCCACCGACGAGCTTTGATTTAAAATCATCTACTCCCATAATTGCCATGTTCTATTCCTCCCTTAACTAGAAATCTCGGAGAATTCTACTCCGGATCTTGTTGCTATGAAATTCAACTGAATGAAATTAATACTTCTTGCTGGCTTGACAAAGATGTCAGCAACAAATTTATTACCATCAATAACAGCTGATGTGTTGTTAGTGTCGTCACAGATTACTGAGAAGTCTGTTAGACCACGTCTTCCTTTTACGTCTCTCAAGAACGGTTCAACTAAATTTTTAAACTGTGCTCTTGTAAATTCGTCATTAAATTCGAATAACTGGAATTTTGCAGCAGTACTTACTGCTTTCTCTAAGACTATAAATAATCTTCTTACATTTATTCTATCAAACGCAGATGGTCTCTTAAGCAATGTTTTATCTCCAAATAATACAGTACCTTGTCCTGGTGCTGATATAATTGGATTCACTCTTGCTTTATAAAGAGAATCTCTCTGAGCTTGTGTTGGATTAAATGCTAATTTAGTTATTCCTAATAGATTACCTCTATTAAATCCTGCTGGTGAGAACCATGCATCTGCTAATCTTTCAGATTTAGCACATAGTCCAGCCATATGTCCAGAAGCTGCAATATATCGATAAACATCATTGTATTTATCGTAAACATATAGTGAGCTTGAATCACATGAACCATAAGAACTGTTATCTAAACCATCAGCAAACCCTAGAACAGCAGTTAGCTGTGCTGATGCAGATAATCCTTCTGTGTCACTTATTTCAGGTGATACAAAAGCCATACAATCCTTTCTAGCAGCTGCTATACCAATTACATGGTTAGCTGTTGCAACAGCTGCAGCTGGACAGAATAATAAAGATATATCCACAGTTTCAGCGTCTGCTAAATTATTATAGGCAGTTTGCAATTCTGATTCGTCCATTGCCGTTGTTCCATCTAATCCACCTGATAGTGCAATAGATATTACATCATCGCCTGTATTTGCAAATACATTAGCTGCTGAAACAGTTTTACCTGCATCTGCAATTTGGTCTGCATCTGCCGGATTTCCAACATAAATATATTCTGATTTAGCATTAATAACATCTTTGAAATACAAAGAGTTACCTGCGCTATCTTTTGCATCAGAAGCTTGTGAAAGAAATTCATAAACCTCTAATACAGTACCTTTAGTACCTGTAATTAAACCACCTGCGTCTTTTACAACGATATGTAGTTCATCATCAGAATTAGCAACTATTGGTGCTGCATACTCTGATGTTCCAGGTGCTTCTGAAAATAATCCAGAATGAGCCCAAGCAGTAAAATTACCAGATGTTACGCCCTGATGGACGTATTCAATACTGATACTATCTCCTAATGCTCCTGGGTATCTTGCAACCCAGTTTTGTGTAGCGGAAAAATTTATACCGCTTAACAAATCCTCATTTTGGACTTCAATTCCAGTGCCGTTACAGGAGTTTAATTCCCCTGCTATTTCACCTCTAACCACTTTTAGTGCGTTTCCATATTTTAAATATGACGCTGCTACTAGAAAATGGCCGAAGTTGTTGTTGTCAGGATTACCAAATTTTTCAGCAAGTTCGTTTTCAGTACTTACTTGAATAACTTTGTTCACCGGACCCCATTTAAAGTCCCCTGCAAAACCACCAATGTTGGTAGCCACCGCTGGGACGACGTTTGTTGCATCTACTTCTGATACTGAAACGCCTGGTGATACTTGAAATGCCATCGCTTTATCCTCTATTTTATTGAGTTAGTTAATATGTTATTCATAATACGGTTATATTCACTTACTATTATTTATAAAAATACTGTTTTTAATGCACTAGTGATTTGTGCTATCATCCTTTCCTGCGTAATCACTTACCATAAATAATCTATTAGGATGTACACTAATTCTAAATTTGGTCATATCTTTACGATTAACTAACATTTCGGATGCAGTATCCTTTTCAGTTAACCCTATTTCCATCATATATTTTTTATTATTGAATGTGATTCCATGCTCTATTACTGGTCTTCTATCAAAAGCTTTAAGACCTCTTCTTGGTTCAGATATATCAATTATGTCACTTGTAAATGTAACACCGTTCTTTTTCCAAGTTACGCTATCTCCATCTATTTTCATTTCATCAACATGAAGCATAGTTGCTGATGCTGAATTACCTGTATCAAATTTAGCTCTGATAAGATTATTTTCCATACCATCAAGTCTTATGCTTTCAATATATCCTACTTCCTGTCTCATTAATGGTCTTCTATTATGATCATCACTAAACCATAATAGTATTTCATTTAATACTTCAAAGTCAGAAATCTTTTTACCCTTTTTTCCTGTCTCTAAATTATACCCTAAGAAATGTGATCGTATACCTGGACTACCATTAACTTCAAGTATATAAAACTTATCACCTACTTTACAATGGTCTACCCCACAATATGAAGCTCCTGTACACCTAGCTGCATTTATTACCAATTCTTTTTCCTCATCTGATAAACTATAAGGTAAAGTTTCAGCGCCTAAGTGTACATTATTTCTAAATTCCTTTCCGTCTTTTTTTCTTCTTTCAGCTGACCCTACTATTCTATTGTTTACTACAAGTGTTCTGATATCCGATTCTAATTTAAAGTATTCTTGTATTAATAAATCAGCTTTAAATTTCCAAAGGGATTGAGCTACTGATATTAATGAACTCATATCATTTACCTTTGATACACCAATACCTTGTGTTCCTCTTAATGTTTTAATAATTACAGGAAACTTACCACCTATTCTTTTATGTGCTTCCTCAATAGATTTAACATTATTAACTATAGCAGTTCTTGGTACTGATATATTATTTCTTTCAAGTGCAAGAGTAGATGTCATTTTATTATCACATAGTAGCATTGTTTCTAAATCGTTTATTAAAAAGAAACCAATGTTCTG